CCGGCTGCGGCTGGTATTTGAAGGCCGGTGCCGCCACCCTGGCGGCGCGGGCCGTGCCGGAGGCCACCGGCGGCAAGCCGAGCGTATGCAGGGCAATGTCGACCGGGACGGTGTTCTGCAGCGGCTGCTTGGCGGCGAAATGAACGGCCGATCCGATCTTGCTCAGCTTCGGGTCGGACGGTGCCGTCGGCGGACCGTGCACCGGTGCTTCCGGCATCAGCCTGTTCCAGCCCTTGCCGATCCACTCGCCGGCCTTCGCCGCGCCGGAGCCGAGCAAGGCTCCCTTGCCGGCTTCCCAGGCGATGTCGCTGGCTTCGCTGGGGCTGGGGATCCAATCGTCCTGGTGGCCATAGGCGGAGGCAGCGCCCTCGAGCGCGCCGAACAATCCGCCGGCGGCGGTGCTGCCGACGCGGTAGGGCGTCGAGGCGACGGCAGAGGCAACTTCGACCGGGGCTTCGACCCAATCGCTCAGGCGCTCACGGGAGCGGGCTGTGTGGGCCTGTGCTTCTGGGCCGAGCAGCTTGTCGAGATAACCCCTGCTGATGGTGTCGCCGGCGACCCGCATGGCGTCGTCGACCGGGGTCAGCCAGCCGACCTCGCCTTCCGGCGTGTCCGACGGCATGGCGTCGAGCATCGCCGCCAACCGCGTGGCGTGCTCCTTGTTGCCGGCGGTGTGCGCTGCCCGAATGGCAGCGAGGATCTCGTCGCGGGTTGCCATCTTACTTCGGCTTCGGCCTGTACATTTCGAGAAGCTGCTCGTCGGTGAGCTCGGGTTGCGCCGGAGCGTTGGCACCGGCACCTGAATTGGTGTCCGGCGGAGCAGCGGCACCGCCGGCATCAAACTCGTTCATCAGCGACAGGAAGTCGGCCTTGGCCTCGTCGAGCGACGGCCCGACATAGCCGCTGATCATGCCATTCTTGTTCCAGTATTCCGCCTTGGCCTCGCGCTGGTTGGCGATCTGCTGCAGCTTGGCGGCCAGCAGGCCGACGCGGCGCTGGTTCTCTTCCGGCGTGGCGCTCGGGTCGAAGGCACGCTCGAGCACCTGCGCACCTTCCACCGCAGCGAACTGCGTACCGAGCACCGCCTTCAGCGATTCCTGGGCCACCGAGCGAACAGTGTCGCGCGTGTTCACCGCCTCCTGGTTGCCGGTCAGCCGGTTGAGCCAATCCGGCAGCGCGCCGGTGATGACGCCGCTGGTCGCGCCGATGCCGGTGTAATCGGCGAGCGCGCCCTGCGGCTTGCCGAGCGTGGTCGCCGCCCTCTGCAATTGCTGCAAATTGGAGATCGACTGCGCGCGGCCGGTCGACGTCCATTCGCCGTGCTCGGTGGCATAGTCCTGTTCCAACTTCGTTTGACCGGGGGTCATGCCTTCCTTCGCCGCCTTGGCCTTGAGATTGGCCATGCCGGAGTCGAAATCGGCCTGGGTGATGGTGCCGCGTTTCAGACCTTCCCTGAGCTCCGCCTCGGGACTTCCCAAGGCGGCGGTCAGGCCGGCCTGCTCCTGCGCCTGGGTGGCGTTGAGCTTGTCCTGCTCGAGCTTGCGCTGGTTCTCGACGGTCTTGGCGGCCTCCTGCTCTCGAGCGAGCTCTTCCGCCGTCTTGTCCTGCTGCTCGAACGTGCGGCCCTGCGATTCCTGCTCGACCCTGGCGCGCTCCGCTGCGGCGGCCTTCTCGGCCTCGACGCGCGCGGTCGCCGCCTCGACGTCCCAATCGTGGCCCTGCTTCAGCTCGCCCGCTCGAGCGGCCGCAGCGCGAGCCTCCTTCTCCTGCGCCCAGGTGTTCTCCTGGTAGCGCAGCGCGATATCGGGATCGATGCCCATGGCCTCACCCATCTCGTCAGCGGACAATCCACCGGCAAGCAATTCGGCGAAACGCTGCCTGCCGGCCTGTTCCTGGGCGGCGGCGCGGCCCTCGCGGATCCCGGCAGACAGTGTCTGTGCCATCTGGCCGAAAGCCTGGGCGGGGTGCTCGATGCGACGCGGTGCCTGCGTCTGCGCCATGAGGTCCTGCAGCTCGCGCTGGCGAAGCTGCAAAGCCTTCAAGGTCGAGCCCCTGGTGGAGTCGCGGTAGGCGGAGTGGAAATCGACGTCTGGCATGTCACTTCATCCAATAGCTCTGCATCAGAGCGGCGAACTGGTTGCGGGCATTTTCATCGGCTTGGCTGGGGGCGACGAACGACATCGGCGCGGCTTCCATCGGCGTGATCAGCGACGGGGAAATTTGCGTCTGCGACCCGTCCGACTGCATGGCACCGGCAAATCCCCCCAATCCCCCACTGAGCGCCTTGGCCCAATCGGTCTTCGGCTTCGCCTGCGGCTGCGTCTTGTTGGCGGTGGGCGAGACGTAGCCGCCGGTGCCGACAGTCGGATTGCCGGGGTGCTTCGCCGTGATGCCGTAGGGACTGGTCGCCTTGACGGCGTCGGCACCGCCGTATTTGGCCGTGCGCTGGGCGGCGTAGTCCGAGCGTGGGCGTTCCCACTTGTTGACGAAGGCGACCGCCGCGTCGTTGGCGTTCTGCGCCGCCATGACCTGCTTCCAGGCGGCGGCTTCGGGGCCGGCGTTTTCCTGCATGAAGAAGTCGAGCTGTGCCTCGAGGTCGTTCACCGGCACGCCGCGCGAACGCGCGAAATCCTCGAGCGCGATGCGCCTGGGGCCAGTCCATTGCGCCAGCCCGTAGCCGCCGCGACCGGCGGTGGGGTTGATCTCCTGGATGCCGGTGTCGAGGCCGCTCTCATCCTGGAAATTCATCACCACGCCTTGCGCGACGTGCAGAGGGACGCCCCTGGCGACCAGGGCGTCGACCACTGCTCCTGGCGCGACGCGGCCCATCTAGCGGCTGCCTCCCTGACGGTTGCCACTGCGCTTCTGGTTGAACATGTCGACCATGCGCTGGTTCATGGCCGACAGCATCTGCCGCGTCTCTGGGCTGGCTCCCTGACCGCCCAAGGCCAGCATCTGGCGCTGCTGGTCGGCGAAGGCTCTCGACGGACCTGCGAAGCCGCCATAGGAGCCGCCACCCATGCTGCCGCCGCGCATGAGGATGTCCCAAGCCTGCTGCTGGACCTTCGGGTCGATGCCGCCAGGAGGCTTCGGCGGCGTCGTCGCGGCCGGGGTGGGCGTCACCGGCTTCTTCGGTGCCGGCGCTGCAGCCGGAGCGGCAGCGACTGGAGCACCCGCCATGTTCGGCTGGTTCGGCATGTAGCTCGGACCCATGATCGGATCGTTGCTGGTCGGCGGCAACGCCGCCCCAGGGGCGACCGTATTGGCCGGCGGCGTGCCGGCATTCACCGTCGCGCCAGGGTTCGCCCGCATCTGCGTCATGAAGTCTCTAAATCGCTGCATCATGGCGGGATCGCTCTGTCCAGGTGTCGGCATCGTCATGCCGTTCGCCGGCTTGGTCGCGCCCCCGGTCGGCGTTTGTCCTGGCTGCCAGCCGCCCTCTCCGCTGCCCTTAGCCATGTGCGTGCCTCTCGTTCAGGAGTTCGTATTTGACGCGGTCGTAGCCGTCGGAGAGGCGGTAGACGGCGTCGGGGTGAAGTTGTCTGGCCTCGTCCGCCATCACGCCGACGCGGCCGGTGCCCCACAGGTCCTTCGGGATGACGTGATGCTGGCGATAACGGAACGAGTAGAGCGGCACCCCGGCCAGCTTCTCGCCAGTGGCGCGGATATTGTATTTCAGCCGCCGGTCGGAGAAGGGGATCGCGCCGATCAGCGCCGAGCCGATCTGGCCGACACCACCCCACAACGCATTCGACTGCGCCTGCTTGCGCTCGTTTTCGGCCTGCATCATCTGGGCGATCTGCGGGGCCTGCATGGTCTGCCCCTGGAACGGGGTGAACTGGGCGTTCTGCGGCGTACCCAGGCCCATCAGGCCCATCGTCTCCTTCAGGGATTGGTCGTGCAGAGCGGTGTCGGATTGCTGCTGCGCCATGCGCAGGTTGTTGAGCTGCGCCGCCCAGTCGGCACCCATCTGGTATTTCTGCTGGGTGGCTTGGTTGTAAGCGCCCTGCGCGGCGCGCGATTCCGCGCCGCTCGCGAGGTAAGCCTCGCGCGAGGCATTGGCCAGCGCGTCGTCCTGGGCGCGCTGCATGGTGCCGTAGCCCTGGCTGCCAGGATTGAGGCCCATCGCCGCCATCTTCGCCTGCTGGGCGGCGTTGGCCGGATCGGCATCACGCATGTACCGCTCCATCATCGCCTTCTCGACGGCGGCGCGGTCGGTGGGATCTTCGTCGCGGCGCACCGGATCTGGTGCGGCAGCCGCCTGCCACGCCTGCCACGTCGACGGATCGAGCTCCTGGCCCAGGCTCCTCGAGAGGCGGTCGAGCTGCGCGACGGAGAGGTCAGCAACGCCAGTTCTGGCCTGCAGGTTCTTCTCGTAGACTGCCTGCTCACCGGGCGAGTATTTGACGGTCGAGGTGTAGCGTGGGGAGTAAGAGGTGATTTGCCCGTTCGCGCCGTAGATCGGCTGCCAGCCGGATTGCTCCCAGGTCTGCGTGCCTTGCGGCGTCACCTGATTGGCGTTCTGGAAGCCGACATTCTGCTGCGCGGTGTTGTAGTTCGCACCGGCCTGCGCGGTGGCTTGCTCCTGCGCGCTAGTTTGGTCGCCGCCCTTGATACCCATCGGGCATCTCCATGAAACGAGTGATGGTGCCGCCGCTGTAGCCAGGGAGGAACTTGCAGTCCTCCTTCAGCATCCCGAAGATCAGCGCGTCCCTGACGCCGTTGATGCCGAGCCGGCAGTAGCCCTCGTAGACAAAGCCGAGACGCGGCACGATTTTCTGGGCGGCGCGGTTGTCGACGTCGATCTCGGCGGTGATCCGCCGCGCCTGGGTGAACAGCGCCTTGAACACCGCGCGCAGGAAACGCCGGCTCATGAAACGCGGGTCGTCGATGGCCGCGTTGAAGGAGCATTCGAACCGCGTCCTGAACTCACAGGCGAGCACCGCTTTGATGTCGCCGTAGTGGCTGCGGACGGTGGCGCAGAACCAGCGCGGCGGCTCGAACGTGTTGCTGAAAAAGACGCCTGTCCTGTCCGTCAGGAAGGCGGCGGCGTCGGGCTTGAGCGGGGCGAAGGAGATGTTCATGGGCCGAACTTCCCCGTCTCGAAAAGCACGTCCCAGCCGGTGATGGCGAAGGCGCAATTGTAGATCGACGCCGACACGCGCACCGAGCCGCTGATGCCGCTCGAGGGAACGCCATTCCACACCTTCATCGCCTTCTCGCCCGGTGACCACATCGCCGTGTTCCAGTGGGCGACGTCCCACAGCGACGAGCCGACGAGCTCGGTGATGTCGGGGATGTTGATGCCGGGGCTGTAGTCGTAGTCGACCTTGAGATCGATGGACGGGCGCGGCTGGCCGTTCGAGATCATGTAGGTCTGGATCGCCAGGAAGTGCTTCCTGGCCGGCGTGCCGAACTGGCTCCAGTAGGACTGCACGACGACGTTGATCGGGTTGCCGTCGTCGTTGAGGTGCATCGGATGCATCTCGTAGACATTGCCCTTGTCGTCGCCGAAATAGACGAAGGGGTCGATCCAGCCGTAGCAGCGCGAGGGGATGTCCTGCCAATCCGACCACACCGCCTTCGGCATGTGGCGGATCATCTGCTTGTAGCGGTTGGTCGCGCCCTGGGGGATGTTGCAGATCAGCCTTCCAGTGGAGGGGTTCAGGAACAGCGCCCAACCCTTGCTCGAGCGGAAATTGACGGCATCGGAAAGGAACACAGAGACGACCGAGCGGTCGAAATTGCCCAGGAATTCGGTCTCCGCCTTGATCAGTTGCGACAGCGGCATGACGCCTGTGGAAATCATGACGTACAGGTCGCCGCCGTAGTTGATCACCGAGTGTTTGCTCATCGGCGCATCGAAGCGAAAGACGCCGGAAAGCCCGAAGTCGGAATCGGGGTCGGTGCCGCCGTAGATCGCGCACTCGCCGTTCGAGGTGAAGATCACCAACTGGTCGGTGACATTCTCGCCGCCGTCCATCGTCCAGGTATACATCGCGCGGATAGAGCCTCCGCGTTTAAACAAGGCGTTGAGCGGCAACACCTTGACGGTGCCGCTCTTCTGGCGGAGCGGCAGGTAATAGACGGCGAGGTTCTTCTCGTCGGCGAACCACAGCCGGTTCATGTGGGCGAGCACGATGTGGAACTTGTCCGGGTCGACCCAGGTCTCGGTCGACGGCGCGTTGACCATCTCCTTGTAGATCGGGGCCAGTCCTGGCGGATCAGCGGTGACGCCTGACGTTTGCGGGCCGGAACCGGCGGAGGTGTTGACGCCGACCAGGATGAAGGAATTGGCCGGCGTTTCGACCTGCTGCAGGACACGCGAGCCGTTGGCGGCGGTCATGCCCGTCCCGGTCGCGCCGGCGATGGTGACGGTCATGCCGTTCTGCAGCTTGTTGACGTCGGCGGCCGCAACGGTGATCACCGCCGGATTGGCATTGCTGAGATTGGTCACGTTGACGGCGGGCTGGTCGGCACCGGCGGCCATCGCACCGTTCCAGCTCCAGACGCCGTCGAGGCCGTTGACCATGACGGTGTAGTCCTGCTGGCTGAGATTGCTGAAGGCGGTCCAATGCCAATCGTTGGAGGTGAAGCCAGACTTGACGAGGTTGCCGTTCTGCGCGTCCCAGAGCTCGTTGTTCGAGGCGGCGAGCAATGCGTTGATGTCGCTGTAGAAGGGCAGCAGGCACCACACCGGAGCGGTGCCGCGCGTCGCCCTCTTCTTGAAGCCGGCGCGCACCTTGATGCGGTCGTCCTCGACCGTGAAGTTGGTGAGGATGGTCGCCGTCGGCTCGTCCTTGTTGCCCTCGTTGAACTGCGTCGCCAGCGACAGGCCGAACAGCGGCGGCGCGACGTGCGCCAGCTCCCCGTGTTTCTTCTTGAAGAACTTGGGAACCGCCCTGTCGGTATAGTGGGTGGCCATCGACCTCATATCGCGCGGTCCACCTCCTGATCGAGATCGAGCACCTTGGCATTGACGCGGCCCGCCAGCTTGTTCATGCGCACGACGAACTCGCGGAGCTGCTCGCCGAACTCCAGGCCCTTGGCTTGCAGGAAGCGGTATTTGACGCCGTTGATGGCGAGCCGCGCGTCGAACAGAATCCGGTCGGTATCCTCGGTCGGATAGATCTTCGGATCGCCGCTGGCGTCATGCACCCAGACATGATCGCCGAGCGTGATCCGGTAGGGCTCCTCGAGAAGGACCTCGTCGGCCACCGCGCTGAGCAGGAAACCCATCTGGACGACGTCCTGATCCGGTGACCCAAATACTTGGGATACACCGACCTGGGTGGTTCCGATCTCCAACGCGGCTTGGCTGACGACGTCCTTCACGGTAGCGAGCCTCATCTCATGCGACCTTCAGCTTGAGTGTCTCGACCAGTGCCTGAGCGGCGGAGAGCGACGATTTCAGCTCCTTGTTCTGGCTGATCATCTCGTCGCGCTCGGCGTTGGACTCGGCGAGAAGCTTCTCGAAACTCCCGAAGTTCTTCTGCATGTCCAACATGCGTTCTGCTCGCAGTGCGAGGTCCGCCAACTGACCCGGCAGCTCGCGATTGTTGGCCAGTTTCGCGAGCTGCTCGACGGTCACGATGTTTCGCACCGCGAGCATCTGGAGCTCCGCTGCCGAGACAGCGGGCCAGTAGACCAGCGGATAACCGTCATCCCCTACGTTCCGTCTGGCCTTGCGGACCGCCTGGAAAGCCTCGTACTCGGCCGGGTGGTCCGCGAAATCTTCCTTGGTTGCCGCTCTCTGAAGACTGAGCAGCGGCGGCCGCTCGATGTGGATGATCACAGCCTCGTTATAGATCGGCATTCCGTCGGGGCTGGATTCGGCTGACAGTGCCCAACCTTCAGAAAAGGTTATCAGCGCGGGGTGGTCGCTCATTGGTCGTTCTCCATGTTCCCTGTTGTTGCGGCGGGACGGTGGGCCAGGGAACGGACACACCGCCCCGCCTACTGACCGGCGTCAGGCGCGCGGATCAGCTACCGGACAGGACCAGCCGGCCCTGCATCGAGCGGTTCGACAGCGTCAGCGCCCCCATGAAGCCGATGTGCTTGGTGACGGCGTCCATGTCAGGCGACTGATCCGGCAGGTCGAGGGCTTCGAAGTTGTATCCGCTGTAGATTTCCAGCTTCAAATACTTCGTATTGAGGAAATAAGCCCCACCAGTCGGCGTCGAAATACCAGTAGCGGCACCATCGAATACAATGGCTGCTTGCTTGTATTTCAGGGTTTCGAAGCCCAGGCTGCCGAGCCTGGAATCGGCATAACGCTGGTTTTCCTGGAGGCCGGACTCGTAGGTCGAATAGACCTCGCCGTCGGCGACGATCAGGTCAGGATGCTCGGTGCCACGCACCAACTTCATCCACAGCGCGTTCATGCCGGTCTTCAGCGCGGGGTATTGCAGGCCGGTGGCGCGCACCACGCCCTGGAACTGGTTTTTCCAGAACGTCCAGGTACCGCTGATGATGCCGCCGACGGTGCCGGTTCCGTCGTCGGTGACGAACGCCTTCAGGCCAGGGAAGCTCTTGGCGAGCGACCCGTCCGAGTAGATGCACTTCGTGATGTTATTGCTCATCGTGGCTTCGGCATTGTCGAGCTTACCCTCGAGCAGATTGAGGATGCGCTCCTTGCCACGGTTCTTGGCGAGATCGGGTCCGCTCAGCGTGACTGAGGCGACCGAGTTGGCCGGCGAATAGTCGGCCTCCGAGATCGTCTCCTTCACCGCTCGGGAGAGCAGCTCGGTGCCGCTGTACCAAGCGAACGTCTCCTCGGCGTAGGTGAGCGGCGTCGAGATCTGCTTGCCGCCGTCGACGACGCGGATGCGGTTGCCCTGGCGAAGCTGGGCGGTAACCGCATTCGAGTTGGAGACGTTGTCTGCGAATTCCTTGTGGTAGTTGTTGATCGTCGTGGCGATCAGTTGATTTACGGTAGGTTCAGCCATATCGGCCTCCGAACGGGATTACCCGTTGAAGCCGATCTCCTCCGCCGCCTCTTCCATGACTTGTCGCAGACCTCGCTTGCCCTCAGGCGGCGCAGGTCGTGACACAGGTGCCGTGTTGCCACGGACATTGCTGCGCACGGCTGCCTGGGCTCGGGCGACGTTCTGGGCTTGCGCCACGGACGCCTGAGCCTGTTGCTGCATCGGACCCAGGAGGGGCTCGATGGCCGCTTGATAGCATTGCTCGATGCTCCAGGTCGGATTGGCCTTGTAGTGCTCCATGGCAATCGGGAGCACCGCGTCGAAATACGGATGAGCGGGAGTTCCGTCCGCATTCTTGGCGTTGGCAAAAGCATCGATCTGGGCGCGCGATGCGCCCACGCGAGCGGTCTCTTCGGCGGCACGAGATTGCTGAAGAGCACTCTCCTGCGCCGACAGTCGCTGGTTGAGTTGGCCGAGATGATCGGCAAAACGTTTGACCGCCGGATTGGCCAGCTCCTCCTTGGTGAAGAGCTGGGTCTCTGGCGACCGCGAATTCAGGTGGCCGAATACCGCTGCTGGATCAAGCGCCATGCGATCCGCCATCTCAAACAACAGCTCAATCCTGGCCCTCGGGTCCTGATTGATCGAACGCTTGTAGAACGCGCCCCACTGGTGGATGGCGTCGATGGCGTTCATGTTGAGACGGTTCAACGAGCTCGAGATGTCGAAGTCGTTGAACACTGGCGCAATCGCTTGGAGCATTTGGTTGCTCATCGCGGTGGCCTGCACGCGCTTCTGATAATCGCTCTCCATCTCGGAGTGCCGCTTGAGCAGGAACTGCTTCCCCTCCTGCGGCAGCTTCTCGAAATTGGCGCGATCCTCTGCGCTCCAGTTTGCCGGTGCCTGCGCTGCTTCACCCGGCGGTGGTGTCACCGGGGCTGGGTGCGGCTGTTCTGGCTCCTGGGTGGTCTCGGAGGGGCTGGGTGGCTCTGGAGCCGCTGCTACACCCTCCTGAGATTTCGGTATCCAGCGGCCGCGCTCGTCGCGCGGCTGGCCGCTGGGTTCAGATTCATCCTGGGTCGACTCCTCGGTCGACTCCTCGCTGGCCTGCTCGACGACCTCGTCCCAGGCCGCTTCGGCGACTTCGCGTAAACCCTTCGGCTGCGTGTCCGCGCCGTTAGGTGTTCCCTGATCTGACATTGCGCTCGACTGTCCTCTTGCGTTTCTCGAAAGCCGCCGCCGGGATGTCGCGCGGGTCGACCGCGTCGGCTGCCTTCATGTCCCTGTCACGCTCGCGCCAGGACGAGATCGACTTGCCCGTCACCGGCGATTCCATCGCTTCGAAGCGCGACACCATCGGTGCCGCCAATGCCGGTTTCGCAACGCTGCGAAACCGCTTCTCGACGATCTGGCCGTCGCGATAAACCCAGACCGTCATTCCGTCGCCGCCTTCCTGGCGAACATCTCGGCGATCTCCAGATGGGTCGCCGCGATGCTCATGCGCCGCGACGACCAGACATGCTCCTGGTGTTCTGTCGGAGGAGCCGACCCTTCAGCCGCATGAAGCGTCAGCCTGAGCTCGGAGAACGCCTCGTCGATGTGGTCGAGGTGGATCTTCTGCCGCGCTTCACGCTCCTGCTGCGGGGTCAGCTTCGTCTCCGACAGCTTCATCACGTCACCGTGAACACCTTGTCGACGTTCGACAGGAGATCATGATCCTCGACCGCCACCGACACGGTGCCGGCGGAAGCCTTCCAGATCGCCACCTCCATCTGCGTCGCGCTGATGTACTTGCCGCTGACATCAGGCGTTGCCGATCCGCCGGTCCGCACCGTCGACCACGGCGTGAAGCCGGTGCCGGTGATGACGACGCGCATCGGCAACGCCGCCGCAGCGCCGGTTGTCGGTGAGATCGAGGTCACCACCGGCGCGACGGGAGCCGAACCTTTGCCCTGGTAGGGGTCGGCAGGCTCGATCCAGCCTCGAGGACGAGCGACGTCGACGGCAAGTGTCGTCGACATCGCCGTCGCCTTCGCAGCCTGGGTACGGGGTGTGTAGTCGGCTTCAGCTGCGCCGCCGTCCGACCGCGCTAGGGCCACTGTGGCTTTAGCGGTATCGGTGTCGTCTCCGGGAACACCGAGCGCCCAATCTCCTGCTGTCCCATAGCGCGGCTTGGCGGCGTTGGCATTGGCCAGGGCCTGCGTCGGGTTGGCAATCGCCGGCGGGAACTTGTGCCAGTTCTTCGGCGTGATCTCGGCCAGCGCATTGGTCGTCGGCGCGTCGATGCCGGTCTGGCCGTCGCCGGTGGTGTCGCTCGTGCGATTGAGGTCTTGGAGTGCCATCACTCAGCCTTTCTGTATCCATGCCCCTCTTCGAAGATGTCGGCTGGGTCTCTGGGTGAGCCATGCGGATACGGTGCCCTGGCGGAATCGATGTCGGCCGAAAGATCCTCGAGCGGCTTGCCGGCGACCTCCTTGCGCATATCCGCTGGCGCGATATGCCCACCAGCCTTCAACTTCGACTCGACCTTTTCCTCTGCTTTCGCAGCGGATTTTGCCTTGGGCTCGTCGTCTTCGTAGTCCTTGGTTGAAGCCTTCGCCATGGCGATCTCCTATTGCATGGGTGGCGGTGGTCCGTTCATCGTTCCTGGCCTGGGTCCTGCGCCAGCCGGACCGCCGGGTTCCTTGGGCGGTCCGGCTTTCGGGCCGCCACCTGGAGGGCCGGGAGGAGGGCCGCCCGTCGGTGGTCCGCCCAACATTGGAGGCGGTGCCATCGCGAGGGACGCCTCCAAGGTCTCCTTGAAATCGTCGAGCAGCTCCATGACGCCGCGCGACTGACGGATCGGGTGCAGGAACATCCTAAGCAGCTCGATGGCGAGCTGTACGATCTGCGGCGGCGGCAAGATGCCGGTCATCATCATTTGCTGGGTGCCCATCATCACCGCCTGGATCGACTGCATGACCTGGGCCATCGACTGCTGCTCGGTCTGCTCGTCGACCTGCACCGTCGAGTCGGTTTCGATGTCGATGGAGCAGACGCGGCTGAAATCATCGCGCAAGATGAGCTGCACCGCCGGCGTCACTTCTTCACCCGTCATCTTGGTCAGCGTGGCGGCGTCGAAATTCTTGGCGATGATCTCGCCCTGGAGCGCCATGATGTCGCGAGCGAAGTTGGCCGCTGCCGTCTTGAGGTCTTGCAGGCGCACGACGCCCATCGACCCCTTGATGCGTTGAGCCGTCGCCGTTTCGCTCGCTTTGGTGGCACCGCGCATGATGTCGCTGATGCCCATGATCTCGTAGATCGCCTGCTTCTGCGCTTCGCGCGCCTGCATGAGCTTGTCGAGCGCCTGCATCCACAGGTCAATCGGCAGCATCCAGATGTGGTTGGCCAGCCCGCCGTTGATCATGTCGACGCCGTCGACCGGGATCATCTTGTTATCGTCGGCCTTCAGGAGATCGGCGATCTCGCTCGAGGCGCTGTTGTACGCGCCGCGCACCTTGATCTGCTTGGTCAGGTTGGAGATGCGAACCGACGTGGACTCCAGGTCTTCTGCGAGCCGCGCATAGAGGTCGTAGAACGGCTTCGGAATCCGCGTGTCGGACGTCGCTATCGACAGCATCGGCACCGGGATCGGGAAGAAGCCGGAGAGCTGCAAGCTGTCGGGATCCTTGCGCAAGGGCAGGCCGCCAGAGTCGCGCACGAACCAGATGATGCGCGGGTTGGCCGGGTCGGTCTTGTCCCAGATCTCCCACACCATGCATTTGCGGATGACGTCGCCGAGCTGATCGGCGCTCTTGACGTATCCGCCGCCAGACGGGGGTGATTTGGCGGCGGATTCCTCAGTCCATTTCAACAGAGAATCGAGTTTGCCTGCTCCAACAAGCTTGTCGAACTCCGGTGTTCCGGCGAATTCGGCCTGCAACTCTGGACCGGTGAAAAGGTGGCGGAAAGCGATCCACTTGCAGTCAACGTGCTGGCGGACCGGATCGCAGAGGAAGTCCTCCCAGTAGACATATTCGGTGTTGGTGGTCTCCCACACCTTGACGGTCTGGCTCGGCACGGTGCCGTCCGGTAGCGGACCACCGGGCATCGGCTTGTCGACGAGTTTCGGGTTCCAGCGGACGCGGCAAAGACCCCTGCCAGGGAGAAGCACGTCCTTGATCGCCGTCTTCACCGCCTCGTGGCTGGCCTCGTCCTGGACGACGATCTCGAGCGCCTTCTCCATCACCGCCGCAGCGGTGTCGATGTCCTCAGGCTTCGGGCCGGGAGGCTGCTGCACCATGAAGGTCGGCACCGGCGGCAATCCCGGTGGCGGCGGCTGCGGCATTCCCGGCTCGACGGGAGGCGGCCCGCCACCCGGCGAACCTGGAGGGACACCGGGCGGCGGCGCTTCAGGCGGTCCAGGTGGCAACGATTCCGCTTGGGGCGGGATGCCAGGACCGCCAGGAGAAGGAGGGCCAGGGGGCGGTGGAGTAAGGCCGCCTCCTGGTCCCGGTGGCGGTGGCGGAAGCCCTCCGAGCCCAGGTGGAGTAGGCGGCGAGGGCATCACCGGCACCAATTTGCGAGACTGAATGAAACGGCTGCGGACTACGGGCGTAGGTGGCTGGGTGTAGACCGCAGGCAGCATGACCTCAGTGTTCGCAAACAGGATATTAAAGTGCGCACCGCCGGCATTCTTGCTCGAGCGGGGATTATTCGCCCCTGGTCCCTCGTTTCGGTAGATCTGGACTATGTCGCGGCCGCGTCGCCGCCAAGCCTGCTCGGCGCGCTCGGCATCAGCGAGGCAGCGCTCCCAATAACCGCGATCAACGTCTCTATCGAAACCGTCATCGCTCGGTACGGCATCAGGCCGCCCGATCTCTGCTGACGCAACTGGTGCGTTCAGCGGTTGTGTGATCGCTGGGTCTTGAGCCACCCTCGTAGGCTCTCCGCATCTGGTCGCGGTTTAACACCCGATGGTTAATCGGGCAACCTGTTCGCTGGGCCAAGGACGTCAGTCCTTCAGCTTGAACACGTTTTTGATCAGGTATGGATTCCTATTCTCGATCCGTTCCTTGCGCGTGTAGAACGGCCTGGAGAGGCACGAGTAACGCAATTCGTCCACCGCGTGATCTTCGGCTTCGGTATCGAGGTCTTCGGGATTGTAGGAATCGTGCTGCATCATCGGCAACGTGCGGATCAGGTGCTTGCCGGTCGAGAAGATGAACAGCATGGCGTTGCCGTCGGCGTCGCCGACAAGCCGGTTCCTGACCTGATCCCAGCCGCCCATCTTCTTGTCCACCGAGCGCCGCGTGTTGTCGGCGCGCCGGAAGGCGGCACCGCCGCGCTGCAAGGTCTCAGCCACCGACGGGCCGGAGATCACCGCGAAAGCGCTGGGGTCGAGTACGCCATAGGCAATCTTGTCACGCCGACCATCATGCGTTTCGCGGGAGACTATGCCAGCCGCGACCTTCTCAGCCGGCAGCTGGAGGCCGACATTCGGCTTGAGCGAGCCGTACCATTCGGCGTAGCGCACGATAGCGCCTCGAGGCATGGTCACGCCGTTGTGGATCTTGGTGTCCTGGACATGTGCATACCAACCAATCGAGAACGGCTTGGCGCTGCCCCAGTCCATGGCGCGCCACTTGATCCAGTGCTCTGGAATCTGGAAAGGCTCGACCACATGCCGAAGTGGGTTGAACTCAGGGAAAAAGGCCCCCTCGATGACCGTCCAGTCGCCGAGCAGCCAAGCGCGGACCAGTTCCGGCGAGCCCACAGCCTTCAGGCGGTTGAGGTAGTTAGGGTCGTTCGCCAGCAAGGCGGGATTGTCCGCTACCTTTGCTGGAATGTATGTGCGCACAAGCTGCGATTCGTCATCGACGGTGAGCACGTATTCGCCAGGATCGATGATCCACTCCTTGACCCAGCCATGACCGCTACCCCCTGGATTGCACGTACACCGCATCTGCGGCTTGATGCCAGCTGACGAACGGAGAGTAGCAAGTAATTTAAAAACAGGATCAGGCAATGGAAATTGCGTCAACTCCTCAACGTACACTCTCGTAAGTGACCATCCCTGATATGCTTCAGCATCTCTGTCATTTTCAAGGTAAGCGCAGTTAAGTCTAGCTCCGTTATGGAACCTAAACATATTGCCTTTTTCTGAATATTTAGCTGCGTTGCCGTACATTCTAATAGCTGTAGCAATAGTGTCTTTCAAATCCTCTCTTGTACGTCTAACAATCAACCCTATCGCATTTTCGCCATGATCTTCTGCATGTATCCAGAACTCTCCTAGACTAGCATAGGTTTTACCACCACCTCTCGCGCCTCCATACACTACAATATCGGCAGGACACTTAATAAAAGCTGTTTGAGGCCCTGGTTGAGGAACAAAACCTAAGCGAACAGTTATATTCATACCGTCTGCCACCGCTCGCCGCGTTTGATTTTGCTGACAGCCTCCCTACCGACGCCGTAACGCTCGGCGATTTCGCGGTGGCTTCCGGTAGCACCGCGAATCTCGATCACCTGTTCAGCCGTCAGCTTCGCCATCGGGTTCCGCTCGCCGAACTGGTAGGTGCCGTGCGCGATCTTATCCTGCTCGTTCTCGCTTGGTGTCGCCCACCGCAAATGCCGCCAGTTCACGCAGAGCTTGTTCTCCCGATGCGAATGCGCGGCATGGTGCCTGGGGCTCGGCGCGGGGCCGTGAAAATGCTCGCAGACGCGGCGGGTCACCAGCTTCCACCGACCCGCCGAATACATGTGCGGGTAACCCTTCTGCGTCGTCGAAAAGGGCCACAACAAGCACTCGTCGCTGTCGTGCGCGAGCACGACGTCATTGAAAAATATCTGATTGGTCGGTTTCATTCGAGCGTGTGCATCCGTGCCTTGGCGGCCGCGACGACCTCGCCGCCGAAGAGGTGCTGGCGCTGCAGCTCCTTCATCAGGCGGCGGCGCTGTGGCCTGGGAAGCGACAGGTAATCACGCCACGTCTTGCGGCAGTCAAAGATGCGGCAATTGTACGGCGCGCGACCGTGGATCGAGCAGCCCTTGTCCTCGATCAGGTAGATGCAGTGCCCGTTCTCCTTGCGTTTAAGCGCGAGACCACCGATGCCGGTCGAGCGGTGGATCGTCCACACCGTGTCGTAGTCCTTGGGGTTGTCTTCATCCCGCAGGAAGATGACATCGTTCTTGCAGCAGGCGGTGCAGCCGTTGCAGGGAACCTCGCTCATTTCAGCGGCGGCGTGTCCGGCACGTCCAGCGACTTGCTGACCAGCCATGATTGCCGGCCATCCACCGACCGCTTGAAGACGGCATAGCCGACAGGTTCCCCCAACGTCATCGGATCGCCGTCAGGGTAGCATGGATGGAGATTGTCGAAGGCCCAGAATTCTCCTGGGCCGTTCTTCCACAACCACAGTTTATCGCCGTCCTTCATTGGATCGCCTTTGGCGCGAACTGACGCTGCCACTCCTCCGGCGACAGCGTGATCTCCTTCGTGGGTTCCCGGGCCGGCTTGGAGATGATGTGCATCTCGATCTCGGTCTTGTCGGCGAGATGGCCCATCATCTTGGCGATGCCCATGACAGCGCTCACCGCCGCAGCGTACTGGCCCTCGTCAACCGCAGAAAAAGCAATGTGTTCGAGTCGAGCACAGAGGTTCTCAATCGAATAATCGAGGCGCTCGACCTGTCGCTTCCTGAGCTCGTCCAGGTAGCGCACCAGCCGCGCGCGGCCGAGCACCTCGTCCTGCCGCACTCCGCTGGCATAGCCGGCCTTCCGAAACGCTGCAGCCTTCGACAGGCCGCCAGCCAGCCCCTGCACCAGGACACGCTCCTTGTCGGTGAGCGCCTCCTTCCGCTGCCCGGTGCGCGCCGCTCGAGCGGCGGCCAGATTATGCGAACCGAACGTCTTCTTCACCAGCGGCGCGCCCTCGACGGATCAAAGAAGATCGCCCCTGGATTGAAGCCGAAGGGAGCACTGCCACCGGCATATTTGTCCATGCCCTTCAGCATGTTGGCCACCGGATCCTGCTGCAGTGCCGGCGGCGTCGACGCCAGCACCGACGCTTGGCTCAGCGCCGGGTTCATCGGCACCGGGTTGCCCCGCAGGCGGGCGTCGGCGAGCTCGTTCGGCGGTGTGTAGAGATTGCCGAGCCCCGGCTTGAACGCGCCCAGGCCGAGATTCGGCGGCGCGCCGCCCCCCGGCTCGAATACCGGACCCACCGGCCCCGGCATGGTGCGGCCCTGGCCGGGGCCGACCGGGCTGTTGGCTGCATAAGGGTTCGGCGACGGCGCGAGATCGGGCGACGTCATGTCGCGGCGCGGCGTCGATGCCGTCTTTACCGGCGATATCTTGTAGGGCGACGTCGATTTCTTCTTGCCGCCGCTCGAGGCGGCCTTCTTGCCGCCGCCCTTGGTGGTCTTTCCGTGGATGGCCGACGTTCGGTTGCCCTGCGCGTTGCGCTTCCAACTGGACCCCTGCGGGCCGCTTGTGGTGTAGGTACTGCCTTCAGCCATCATCATGTCCCTTCCAGCACCGTCAGAACCTGGAGTGCCATCATAAACCGTTTTTCGGCCTTGCGCGCGGCTTGCCAGTAGTTGTTGGGCGGCGTCATCTTCTTGGCGCTGCACTCCTGGACCAGCCGCTGCACCGCGTTGCGCTCCGCCAGCCACTCCTGGCGCAGCGTTTCCACGTATAGCGCCTCCTGGGTGAGGCTAAACTTCTCCACCCTCCGCCTCCACCGTCAGGCCCCTGGTGATCTTGATGCCGGAGAGCTCGTTGCGCAGCGCAAAGGCGAACAGCGGCCACGCCTGCCGGATGGCGTCCTCCCTCGAGAACTTCTGCCCGAGCTCGGCGTTGAAATTCTCGGGATCCGCCGGCGCGGTCTTCCCCAAGACGACGAAGCCGTTCTTGAACATGATCTCGCAGATGGTCATGTGGTCCAGCAGCGCGCCCCGCGTGTAATTCTCGTTCATGATCTGGCTCTCGATGTAGGCGAGGCTGATCCTCCAGGGCGTCTTCTGCACCGCGCGAGAGGCTTCGTCAGTCTGTTCCAGGCTCATCCCAGGTTCTCCGATGTTGGATGTTCTCGTTCACCGTCACGATGTCCTGGCCGGCATCGCTCCGCAGCGGCGCGCGCGGCGCGAACGGCCGCGTGCGCTCTTGCCCGCTCCAGCCGGTTCCCCTCGCGTTCTCGTCGGTCGGGTACGGCGGCATGGGGTAGCAGTCGGCCGGCTTCGTCAGCCACGCCCACAGCCGCTCGCTCGCGCCGAAAGGGAATGGCGGCATGTCCTCGGGCTGTCGCCCTATCCAGCCGAGAAACCTCAGAAGCCGGCGCATCAGTCCTTGGTGTCGTGCTGCGTCGGCGCGTCGACCACGCGGTCCGGCACGTCGTGCTGCAGCGCGGTCGACTCGCCGTAGCCGTGCTCGACGTTGGTCATCCTGACCGCCTCGTCCCTCGACGTGTTCATGCGCCTCAGGTTTTCCTGAAGCGTCAAATGGTACTGGTCCTTGCTGCACGGCATCTCAATGCTCCCTTCCATCGTCATCCAAAAATCCACAACGCGATCACCAGCGCCGCCGCCAGCCACACCGCGCCGGCGATGACCATCCCGACGGCCAGCCCGCGCGCCTCGCGCATCGGATCGGCAGTGAACTCGTTAGGATCGCGCTCGAAATGGTAGGACAACACGTTCATCTCGACCTCCGGCTCTGCACCATGACGATCACCACCGCCAGCGCCAGGGCGGCCACCGCCGGCCATCCGTGGCCGATCTCAGGCATGTCGCGGCAGCCGGTACGCACCGCCCGTCTTCACCGGCTTCGGCCGCTTCGGCTTGGTCCCCGGCGCGGTCGAGCGTGGAACCTGCTGCTCGTGGTCGCCCTTCATCGGGGCGTTCTGGTCCGAACCCTTGGCGCAGTAGAACGGTGAACCCTTCTTCATCGCTTCGACTTCCCCTTGTGCACCGGCAACTTGAACGGCCCGCTCGAGCGCCGCTTGGCCTTGTCGGCGGCGACGAACTCAGCGCCCACCGATTGTGGTATGCCGAGCGTGCTCCTCCCGGCCTTCGCGGCCTGCATGGCCCGTCGTTGAGCCTCCGATACGGAAGGCATTGGTCGACACCCCTGGTATCCACGGTCGATCCGTTACTATATGCTCATCACATCCCTGGAGGGAAGACCATGAAACCAAACACCTTGATGGACGTCACCGAGCTCGCCTGGGACGACATCCGAACCCACGGCGAGGGCACCGAGTTCGGCGTGGTGGTGATCGTGCTGCACAACACCGGCACCGAGATGCAGACCCAGGTCGGCGCGAACGTCGAGCCCGCCATCGTCAAGCTTGCCGTCGCGGAACTGGCCCGCGACTGGGATCGCACCGGCGGCGACTTCCACGTCTTCCCGCCGAAAAAGCTGAGGAAAGCCGTATGACCCCTCGAGAGTTCAAGCTAATCCGCCACTCCCTCTTGCTGACCCAGCAAGAACTTGCAGACTTGCTCGGCTATCGCCAGAAGGTCAGGATCTCGGAGTACGAGCGCTCGACCAACCCCGTCCCAATCCCCGACCATATCGCCATGGCGATGTACGAGCTCGAGCGCACCGCCGGCAGGAGCACCGGCAAGATGGTGCGTGACTGGTCACCCCGTCGCGCAGCTTAGTGAACCTAACTTCGTTGTTTGGTTCACTGCGTGGGTGGGTGGAGTCCCTGATCGATCCTTGAAGTAACGGTTTCGCTGGGACCCTATCCCCGCGCAAGGGTGGTAGCGGCCCCGAAAAAATTTCGGGGCCGGCCCGCCGACGATCCCCCGGGCCGCCTACCCTCCACCTCGACAGTATAAGCGCGCACATCGCAAGTAACGGTTTGGTATAGATTTTTTCTATACCAAACCGTTACAGTATAGATGGGCTCGAGAGGGTGCTGGAGCGCCACACCCCAAGGTTGCACAGATAGGTCTCCTGACAGTGCTTGTCAGGAGCTCGACTTGACACGGCGGAATTTCCGATTCCACCGCCGGGAATAATAGGAGGGTGCGCGGCGAGTCGCGCCTCCGAGAGCACAACGTGCATAGTATATGCACCCGAATGTTGTGCTCTCGTGCCATGGTTTGTGCTCAGCACATAAAAGTTTGTGCTCTCGACATTGAATGAAATCAAACACTTAAGAGAGCACAAAGCCGAGAGCACATGAGAGCACAAGCGAGAGCACAAGCGAGAGCACAAGGCCGTTTTTCGAGCAATGTTTGTGCTCTCCTAAGTCATTGATTTCATTGAATCCCGACAGCACACTTTTTCACGCTTAAACACGTTTTTCGCTTGCAATCTCCAGCAAAACCGTTACAAGGAATGTAACGGATTAAACCTGGAGAGCAAATCATGTATGACCGCGATATGCCGTTAATGCGCACACACGCATTGCGCGATCCAAACGGGCTTGTCGACATCGTCGCCTTTGTCCTGTGCACCATCCAGCAGCCGCTCCAAAGTGTCGCCAATCAAATGCGCGACATTCGCGAGAACGGCGAGAATTCCAAATACCTCTTTGGATCGAAGCGCGGTGGTTACGCCTACGCGGTGGCACACAAGGAAGTCATTTTCGCCGCAGTGAGTGAAGCGGTGCGTGTCAACGACGTCGTCGGCGCGGTGGATGTGCTGTCGAATATTCCCGGCCTGGGGATAGTGAAAGCTAGCTTCATCGCCCAGATAGTCGGCCTGGAGGTCGCCTGTTTGGACACGCACAATCTTAGGCGGCTTGGCTTGGCGGAAAGCGCTTTCAAGCTGGCGAAAAGCGTCAAGCCTGAGACAAAGCGCAAGAAAATCGCCGATTATGTTGCACTTTGCAGCGCAACCGGCGGTGCGCGTCATTGGTGGAATTCCTGGTGCGACTTTGTCGCCGGCAATAGGGCAAACAAATCGCTCGTGAGCGGTGACGCCGTGAGCGCCTACCATGTGGCTTGCCTCTCTTGAGGCAAGCCGCTATAATCCGTTACTGAAACCTGGAGAAAATCACATGGCCAAAATTCTATGGCGCGTTTATTACCCTCTGATCACCCGCGACACGTTCGCTGATTTCGATACGCACGCCGAAGCGGTCAAGTTCGCCGGTGAAATGCGCAACCGCAATTCGCCTTACCTGAGTATCCACGCATGGCGGAGGGTTTCGATTGTCGAGATTCTCGACCAGGAACCGGAGGGTGTTTGATGCGGTGGATTGTGGTTATTCGCTACCTCGACGGTGTCGAAGGCACCGTCGAGGTTTTCGCACCGAATAAGAGCGAAGCCGCTTATCGAGGGTGCGTGAAGGCCGAAGTCAGCTTCGGCGGTGTCGAAAAGGTAGTGAAGGTCTATTCGACCGAGGCGCATCGGAAGGCGCGTCGCCGCATGGTGGCGCACCTGTGATCGAGTTTAATGGGGCCGCGCGGCGGCCCCATTGGGAACGATCACGTTCAAACCTGGAGTGAAGGCAATGAAAACGATTGAGTTTAACGTCCCGACTTTCGCGGACAATGATCATCCGCCGGTGCTCGAGAAGCGCACCGGGCACAAGATATGGCTCGAGCTCGGCACCGGCAGCAAGCGCAAACGTGCGTTTGTGCTGCAGCGCGACCACAACAACCGACCCTCGATCCTGAGCGACTTCGCATCGGGATTCCGTGTCACCGACCTGGGGCCGCTGATGTTGCGCTCGTTCGTCGCTCATCCCGCGATGCACCGTGAAATGCCGCGCGATTGGCGGTGGCAGGCGCAGCTATGGCTCGATGCCACGATTGAGCGCCAGGGGCTGAAGACAGTCGAGATGAAGCTGAATTCGGTGCCGGTGATCAATCATGGCTAAGGTTCGCGAACAGATTGTCGACGCGGCGCTCGTGCACGGTGTGCGCGCCGCCGTGTCGGCACCCAGTCTGGCGGCCAGGGTGGTGCGCACCTGGGTCTATGTGTGGCTCGCGCCGGTGGTGCCGTTCCTGGCGATGGGGCTCTACAACATTGCCTATCGGCCTGAGATCGAGCAGCCTTTGGCTGCCGCTATCGTCATCCCGTTTTTCTGGTTTTTCCCGTCGATGGCGGTGGCGGCGGTGGGCATGATTATTTTCGCAGCGTTCCGTTACAAGTGAGTTGACTTGTAACGGTTCCTCGTTTAAACGAGACGGACAAACCTGGAGATTGTCCCATGACACATGAAGAATTCGTCGGCGCGATAGCCGACATCGCCGCCAGCAAGTTGAGCTCGACCGATGCCGCCATCGTCCGCGACGTCAAGCTCTGCTATGGCGCTGGTCCCGACGGCACGCGCGGAGTGACCTATTACAACCGCTGGAAAAACGGCGGCACCGAAGCGGTGCCGTTCGTCGCCATCAATGCCCTGCACCAGGAATCCAACGTGCAACTGGCTGGCACGACCCTGCATGAGCTCGGTCACGTCCTGGCCGGCTGGAAGGCCGGCCATGGTGCTGATTGGCACACCGCTTGCGACAAGCTGGGGCTGCGCTGCGTGCGCGCCGCCGGCACCGCCTATACCTGGGCGCATTTTGCGCCGGACATCCGCGAAGCCATCATCCGCCTGCCCACGCCGAAGGACGGCACGCCGCTCGACCTGTCGAAGCTGATGCCGGGGAATGCGCTGCTGACCGGCCAGCGCCCTGGCCTGCTCAAGCTGAAGCCGTGCAGTGCCGGTGTCGGCACGCGCGGCGGCAAGTCGCAAGGCAAGGGCTCAGGCTCGCGCCTGCGGCTCTTTGAGTGTGACTGTGTGCCGCCGGTCAAGGTGCGCGTCGCCCGCGACAACTTCGAAGCCGCCTGCCTGTGCTGCGACGGGCTATTCCACCTCAAATGAGGGACACGATTTGGCGCTGCCGGGATGGGCGTCTCATCCCGGTGCGCCGGATGGAGGATAGGCATTTGCACAATTGCATCCGCATGATCCTCCGCAACAAGGGCTGGCGGCGACAGTATCTCGACCGCCTGCTGCTGCTGGAAGTCACCATCCGCAACCTGGAGAGAAACCCGAAATGACCTTCGATCAAGCCCTTGAGCTGGTGGACACCATCGCTCACATCGCCCGCCTGGAGATCGAATCCAGCGCGCTCGATGCCGACCACTGGGAGCGGCGCGAGGACATCGCCCATACCCTGCATGAGCGGCGCTATCGCGCCGCCGCCATCCTGGCGACGCCGAAGCTGGCGGCCAGGGATGACGCCCGCAAGGCCGCCGCCCTGGCACCGCTCGCCGGTCTGCCTGATGCCGACTTCCCGATGAAGAGGGGTTTCTGATGGCGACCTTCTTTCGCTACGTGCGCGTCTGGAACCAGAACAAGGGCCGCTATGTGCAAGTGCGCGTCGACCTGTGGATCGACATCGACAAGCTGGCCAAGCGGATCGGCACCAACGCCTACAACAACAAGTCTGGCAAGGCGCGCTTCGCCGCCGGTGCCATCCTGGCTGAGGCCAAGCTGGTGGACGCGCTGTGAGGCTCACCGACCTGCTCGTGTTGGCGGTCATCGCCTTGATGATCGCCAACCTCGTCACCGGCGCAGCGGACAACCACTGCGCATCGATCCACGTACCGCATCTGGAGTTCCCATGAGACCGGTCGTCGACGTCAAGAATTTCCGCGTCTCGAGACAGATGCAGGACCGCAACGTCATGCGCCAGTCGCTGCGTGGTGAGGGTGAAGGCAACGGCGTCAGCCTCGAGTCGCTGATCAAGAAGCGCATCACCTTGCCGAAGTGCCTGCACACCGGCAGCAAGGAATTCAACCTGGAGAAATACGAATGACCAAGGACGAAGCCAACGCACTGCTCGATGAGATGCTCTATTGCGCCATCCAGATCGCCAAGCGCCAGGGCAGCCTCTTCACCATCAAGATCAACACCCGCTCGGTGTCGCTGCACTACTACCCAAACAGCGGCACCAAGAACTGGTTCTATCGCGGGCGCGGCGTTTCCAACAAAGGCGACATCGTGCGCTGGCTGGGGGGCTGGGAATGATCGACATCGAACAGGACCTCGAGGCGCTGGTGCTGCTGGAGCTCTTCCTCGACACCGAGCGCGACGAGCGCGAGCAATTCCTCCTGGCGCTCGAGGAAGACCAGCGCCGCAAGCTGCTGTTGCTGCTGGCGGTGGAGATGGGCAAGTGGCCGTGAAGCGAGCCGAAGCGGTCAATCTCGCTTGGCGACGCGCTCGACAATATTGGAAGGAAAACATGAAGGTGCATCACACGATCACGCTCGAGCGCCTGATGCAGGCTTGCGAGCGCCACCGCATGACGCTGGACGATCCCGGCCTGTGCGTGGAATGCGGCAACGAGCAGACCGGCGTCGAGCCGGACGCCAGGAAATACGAATGCGAAGCCTGCGGCGAGCCGGCGGTTTATGGTGCCGAAGAATTGCTGTTGCGCGTCCTGCCGTGAACCGGCAAAATAAATGGCCGGCGGTTGCCACATCGCCGGCCATTTTCATTCAACTGCTCACCCGCCAAGGTTCACAGTCAAGAACCGCAGCCTCGCAAAAGGACAGCAGTCATGCCAGAAAATAACGCGAATCCAGTTAATTACAAGACCCTCTATCCCGACACCCTGGCACCAGACGCCGACAAAGCGACGCGGTTCCTCTGCGATTTCGCCGACGGCGGCCCGATAACGGTCGTGATGATCCCGGCCGAAGGACCCGGTGGTCGCGGCCAGACCTTCGACACCGGCGACCCCAAATCCGTTGATGCGATGCGCAGCTACATCCGCGCGCACGAGAAGCAACAGTTCCAGGTGTTCTGGCTGCCGAACCGCGCCGGGTATGAACATTCGGACGTTCCTGCCAGGGACGACATCATCGAGTTTCGCGGCGTCGTGCTCGACTTCGATCCAGACAAGACCGTTCCGCTCGAGGACGAGCGCCTGCGCCTGCGCGAGATGATCGACAACATGATCGGCACCGATTTGTGCGTGCCGACGTCGGTGATCGACAGCGGCAACGGCGTGCAGGTCGTCTTCAAGTTCGTGAAGCCGACGCTGATGCCGCTCGAGGACATCGAGAAGGGCATCACGCAGTACGAATCGATGGTGAAGGCCCTGGCGCGCTCTTTTGGAGCGGATAAGAAGACCTGCCGCGTCAACAATCTGTTCCGCGTGCCCTACACCTACAACTGGCCCAACGCCGCCAAGAAAAACGCCGGCCGCGTGCGCTCCGTGTCGGGGCTGTGGCATCACGGCGGGCCGTCGACCTCGATCACCAATCTCAGGCGGCTGTGCGTGATCAGGCCGGAAGATCTGGCGAAGCCATCCAACGACACCATCACCGACCTGGACGGCGTCACCGAGCCGGAACTCGTCGCGGTGCTCGGCAAGCCCGACCATTTGCCGGAGCATCTTCAAACCCTGGTGCGCACCACGCCGGCGCTCGAGAAGGCGGTGAAGCGGCCGGTGACCAACCCGACCCCAGGCGACACCAGCAAGGACGACCATATTCTCTGTCGCGCTCTCGTCCGCTTCAACGTCCCGCCTGGGGATATCGCACTGCTGCTGTGCGCCTACGGCGTCAAGGTCAAAAGGACCTTCCAGGAAAAGCGGCTGTTCTCCTACGTCGCCGGCACCGTCGCCGATGCGCTGCAGCGCGAAGCCATCGACCAGGGCTTTGAATCGCCGGCCGACGCGGCGGCGGCGCAGAAGGCGCATGTCGATTCGATCCGCGCGATGTCGGTGACGGAGTCGGTGACCGGTCTCTTCGACGACACCGAGATCGGCGTTATCGAGGGACTGTTCCCCTCCCAGGGCATGTTTGTCGTCTACGGCGCATCGGGCAGCGGCAAGACATTCACCGTGCTCGATCTCTGCTATCGCGTGTCGCTCGGCCTCGAGTGGGACGGCCGCCGCGTCGCGCAAGGTGCTGTCATCTATGTCGCCGCCGAATCGCCGCGTTCGGTGCGCCGTCGACTCAAGGCCCTGCTCGATCTGCACGGCAACAGCGACGACTTCTATCTGGTGCCGGCGGTGGTCAACATGTTCGACGGCAAGGCTGACATCGTGAAGTTGAAGGCGGTGATCGACGGGATCGACAAACCTATCAAAATGATCGTCTTCGACACCCTGGCCAGGGTCATGGCACCCGGCAACGAGAACACCGCCCAGGACATGTCCACCCTGGTCAAGAACGGCGACGACCTGCGCGACCGCTATCACACGCTCGTCGGCTGGGTGCACCACAGTGGCAAGGACATCACCGCCGGTGCTCGCGGCTCGAGCGCGCTGCGTGCGGCAACCGATGTCGAGATCGAGATCGCCGATTCCAAGAAGTTCGCCGTCACCAAGGTGCGCGACGGTGACCAATTCGACCGTGAATTCTCGTTGAAGAAGGTCGACATCGGCACGCTGGCGGACGGGACCGTGATCGACACCGCTGTGGTCGAATGGAAGGGCGGCACCGCGCATCGCTCCGGCAATCAGCGAGAGCGCAATGCTCGCGAGAAGCTGGTGCTGGCGCTCGAGTACCTGGGCAAGCCATCGACTGTTAAGGATATCGCCGATGCTGGTAAGCTGGTGATCGAAGGCTTCCCGCGCAGCCTGTCTCACGCCAACATCCGCACAACAATTAGACGCGCCATTGATCGTGTGGAAGATTTTGCGCAATTTCCCAGTGAAAATCCGCGAGAAAATCTCTATGGCCTATTGCGGTGGACGGATAATTCCGTTACATAGAATCGCAACGGCGGCCGGGGTGAACCGAGCCGCCGTCACTTGACACCGCGCAACCTGGAGAGCAACGCGATGCCCAAACCAAAGATCACACGAAACCGTCACCCTGTCGATAGGCTGGCTGATCTGCGCGAGCAGATTAAGTTAATGCAGGCCGAAGCCGACGAGCTGCGGTCCGACATCATGCGCACCGGCGACTATGTCGGTGCCGACTACATGGCCGTGCCGAAGACCACCGTGCGCCGGCTGCTCGACCGCCCGACGCTCGAGCTCACCTTCGGCAAGGCGGCCGTCGACAAGTGCTGCAAGGACTCGGAGGCCACGACGCTCAACCTGTTCAAGAAGGTCGACGTCCGCAAGCCGGGGCTGCTCGATGACTAAGTTCGCTACCTTCAAGGGTCTTCTCATCAACGTGGCGCACATTGTCAGCGTCGAGAACGGCAACACCACACAGGGCGGCCAGTACGTAAACACCCGTGTTTACG